GGTCGTATTAGAGTAACTGTCCCACAGCTATTTGCGGGAACTCCAACTGGGTGGGCTTGGCCGAAAAACTCTTCGGGAGTGGTGTTAAAGGCACCCCCAGTTGGTCAGGGAGTTTGGGTTGAGTTTGAGGGTGGTGACTCATCGTTTCCTATATGGACTGGAACTTTTGGTAAAAATGTTACGGAGAGTAATATGATTAGTATTGCTCCTTTAGACCAGGGAAACCTGTATGAAAAGTTTTTAGTAAAAAACTATAATACAGACGGAACAACGGATATTAACCTCATGGAATCAATAACCTCTATTGCTAGCGTTGTAGATGGTGGAAGTGCCTAGAGTTCAGGCGGTATAAATGCTATTTACAAGGCAAAATTAAAGAAGATATTTAGGAGATAATATGGCTAGCTACCCGCAGCAATATGTGGCGTTTGCTCAAAAACAAGACCTGTTAGACATTGTTCGTGCAAACGACATTAACCAGGTTTACGACGAAGTCAAAGCTATTGCAGATGACCTGGGGTCAGGTACTGGAACTGGTCTTAGATACAGTGCTACTTGGGGTACTACCAGCACACTTAGTACAGAAACTGTTTGGACAGGATTGCAGCAAAGACTTCAGAATATTGAAAACGGTCTTTTTGGTGCGTTTTCATTTCGTGTCGACAACCGTGGTGGTTCAGTAGTTCAGTCTGGTGCTACAACTACAATTGGTTTGGATTTTAGATTGGTTACTAGCCAAACTGCTGAAGTCATAAGAATTAGAAATGCAGCAAATAATGCAACTATATTAAGCATTAACCCAGCTGGAACAATTACAACTACTGGGAATCTTGTTGCCGCACAGATTTCTGGTGGAACACCCTAATCGTTTAAAGGAGCACATCTATGGCTAAATATGGTGAGTTCTACTACGGCTCTGGTGAAACCTACGGTGTAGTACCTAGAGAGTCCTTCTCTGTAGAACCGTTTATTGCTGACGCTGTTTGGTATGACAAAGTTGTACTATCTTGGAGCACCCCCCAACCTGCAGCTGGAGATAATTACATTGGTTTTCGTATTGTAAGAAGTCAATTTGCATATCCAGAAACTGCAGATGATGGCATTATTTTGTTGGATTGGCCAAGTGAGGTTACCAGTACAAACCCTGCTGGTATAGAAACTTTTCAAGATACCGTAAACCTATCTAGAGGTAAATTTGCTTTTTACAGAATTTGGTTGAAAAGACAGTCTGACAGTAAATGGATTGTAGCTGGTGAAGCAGAGACTCTTGTTCCTAGAGAAAATGCCTCTATACTTGCGCCAAGCTACATAGATAATGACGGAGTAAAAAAAGACATTAACCAAGTAGTGTCTACTACTCACGATAAATTAATGGGATATCTCCCTAAGATTTTTACAACAGGAACTAAAGCCACCGATGTCTACGACCCCAATAGCACCCTGTCTAGATTCCTTGAGGGGTTTAGCTTTACAATTGATGAGTTTTTAACTTACACTCAATTAATTGTTCCTGGAACTAGTGGTACATACACAAATGCTGGAATTCTAAAACTACAGTCACAACAGTTTGGACTATCTTTAGATACTGAAGGACTGACTAAAACTCAAAAGAAGTTGGTTAGAAATGCGGTGTACCTTTACTCTCGTAAGGGAACTGTTTTAGGAATTAAAGGATTTGCGGAATCTGTAACTGGTTATCCAACTACCGTAAGTTCTACTTCAAATTTACTACTGTCTCTCCAAGACGCCACTTTCTATAAGGGAATTGGAAATTGGAAGGGAGTTAATCTAGTAACCCTGTCTGCAGTAACCACTGTAACTCCTCCTACTGCTGTGGATAACGACCTTATTTTAGATTCATCATGGACAGCCGCAGTCTTTACTCAAGGCTCACAGTTTGGGAGCATTAAACTCGGTGAGGACGACCCAATTAGAACGGGCATCCCTGTTGTTGCTGGAACTACTTACTACCTAAACTTTTGGATTAAATCATCCAGTTTAACTGTAGGAATTTCTTCCATGGACATTAACTGGTTTGATGAAAAAGGTAAGCAAATAGCGGACCCGCACACAACTGCTACTGCCTCAGTGTCTTCAAGCTGGGCTAAAAAGTCGTACAATAGAACAGCTCCTACTGGTGCAAGATTTGCTTCTATCAATATTACTTTTGCTAATCAGTCTGCAACGTACGACATTGACAGGGTTCAATTCTACGCAAGTAATATCTCCACATACAGTGAGCCTAGGGCAGCGTTTATTGAGCTAAACCCTACAAAGTACAACTACGTTAAAAACCCAACGTTTGAAAGTGATGGGGCGGATTGGGACGTAAACAACGCCACTGAATCTTCTGTTTCCAGTACTTTGGACTTAGCTCCTAGTGGAAGTAGCATGTTAAGACTAGTCACTACTGGTGCGTCAACTATTTCTTCTCCTTACCTTTCTTTCTCCTCGATAGAGGGATTGTTTGATGTAGCCCAGTCCTACACGTTTTCTATCTACATTAAGTCCAGTGCGGCTAGAGATTTGACATTAAACTTCTATGCAACCGATTCAACTTCAGGTGGCCCAGGTACCCTGGAGAGTTTAGAGCAGATATCTGTAGGGACTGGCTGGGCTAGATACAGCGTGTCTCTGTACCTAACTACTGCATTCACAAAAGCCAACACAAACTTTTTTGTTAAAATCTATGGAGGTTCAGCAACTGCTGCAACTATAGAGTTTGACTGCGCTCAGATAGAACAGGGAATTGTTCCTACTGATTATTTTGATGGGTCACTAATTTCTCTAGGGGCTGGTTGGACAACTGGAATAGATAATCAAAATAACTCTACGTCCTTTATTTACCCAAACAGAGACGCGAAAGTTAGCCGTTTAAGCTCCGAAATTGCGGACTTTATTCCAATTAATACTGGATATTTTGTAAAATCTTTATTAGCACTAGAAACTTCTGGAATTACCACGTAGGATAACTACATGGACATATTAATTACCGTAATTATTTCTGGTATGGCGGTCGGATATTTAACCGAACTAATCGCATCTCTTAACGTAAGAGTCTTAAATCCTCGGATTGTTAAACTTGTGTTAACGCTACCCCTAAGCTATCTTGCATGTTGGCTACTAGGCTTGGTAGGGTTTACATTAATAGTTTCTGGGCCTGCTGCAGCATTTTTCTCGCTTGGCTCTTTACTTTTGTTAAACCGTCCTGTTACTATTCAAAGTACAAGTAATCGTCGTTATTAGGAGGCTGTATGGACGAGAAGTTTCTTCTGTCCTTGACACCTTCTGAACTACGCACATACCTAGCTCTTAGGTCGCTCTCTAGTACCACAGGATTAGTAAAGGCAACTATGGTTGACCTTGGCGAAGTTACTGGCTACAGTAGGGAGACCTTGCGTTTGGCTATTCGTGGTTTAGAAAGTCAAGAGATAATCGGTACTCACCGCACAAAGAGGAATCTAGGTAGGCTGTACAAAAACGAGTATCAACTTTTGCAAGTAGAGTTGGCATCAACAGCTGATAACAATATACATACTGATACAACTAACAAGTTAACTACTAAAGCAATAAATACTTCGTATTTATTGGGGGCCAAGGCCCCGAGGAGCGAAATGAAGAAGGAAATAACTGTGGGCAAAAAATGGAGTCCAGATGAAGACGACAACATCGCTGGTGTTGGTCTATTTGAAAATGAGATTGCAATTGCCCGTGAAGGAACAAAAGTAAGCAAACGTGACCCAAAAACCCGTTATCTACGTCCACAGCACGAGTGGACAGCGGCAGATGTAGCCTCAGAGTTTTCATCTCGGGTTTACGCTAAAGTCCGCGGTATTCCAGGACTAGTCAACACAGCATCAGTTCGTGGAGCACTTTCAAAATGGCGTAAAGACCACGGGATTACTGCTCAGATTGAGCTTGAAATTATGGACATGTTTTTTGCGGATGACCGTTTTCTACTTGAGGCTAAAAAAGAACCAAGGTACATCGTAGGAAGATTCCTTCGCATGTTTACCACTCATCTTGGCAAGGCCTTAGAAAACCTAGGACTTCCGCCTATTGACTCCGATGAACAAGTTGAAGTAAGCTCAGAATCTAAGCCGTACGTTTACGCCACCGATGGGAAGGCATTTGATAATTCATTGCCAGGCCGCAAAGCTCGTGACCGTTACGAACTAAACTTGAAAGGAAAATAATGTCGTACAACATCGGTGAACTATCGCCGCTAAAAAGGGCTTGGCTATATCGTAACTCAAATATACCTCAAAGGTTCATGGGCCTAGAGCCTGCAGACATCATTCGTGACAAAGGGGAGTTTCCTGAAGGAATCACCTCATGGATTGATGATGCCATAGCTGGAAACGTAATCAAATCAATCGGAGGACTTGGAGTAACTGGCGTTGGACTATTGTTTGATGGCGGACCAGGGTTGGGCAAAACAACTCATGCAGTTACAGCTGCCATGGAGTTTGTCCGTAATCTTCCAGATGATGAAGCAGAAATTGCAAAAATCCTAGGACTAAAGACATCAGACTTAGGTCAAATGACCCGCCCTATTTATTACCTAACTTTTCCAGAGTTTCTTTCTAAGAAAAAAGCAATGTTTGATGCGGACTCTACAACCAAGTCGTTAATGACACTTGAGATGGAGGGTTTGCACGGTCGCAGTTCTGAAGACTCATTAAACGTTCGTGTTCTGATACTCGATGACCTAGGTAAGGAATATGGGTCAAAATACGACGACACCTCATTTGACGAGGTTTTGAGGTCGCGGTACGACAAAGCTTTACCTACAATTGTTACTACAAATCGTAAACGCGAAGACTGGGCAAAACAGTACGGTGACGCTATGGGTTCATTTGCTTTTGAGGCCTTCCATCGTGTACAAATAAACGGTAAAGATTTACGCCGTGAAGGATAGGGAGATTATGTCAGACAGTCAAGTCAGCTGGAGAACAGTTCAGATGTTTCTTGGAGACGAGGGTGTGTCCGAGGTCTGCATAGATGCAGAAAATGCAAGAAATGTAAAGTGTTCCTGCCCCAGCTTCAACAAGTTTAGTAAATGTAAGCACGTAAACTTTGTATCCAATAAAATAACCGAAAACGATGGACACTACGGAGTACAGATTCCAGAAAATATAGACGACGATATTGCATTTGCTGCACTGAGCGATGAAGAATCATTCAGGGACTTTGTAATTAAATATGGAAAAATAGAGGTATTGTAATGCGGGGTGGTGACATTTCTAATGAAACACCGCCACGTATTATCGTAAACGTAGACGTAGTCTGCGAATCAGAGATTGAGGAAGAGCGGAAGCTATTCGGAGGCAAAAAATCCCATAGGAAATATGGGAAACTAAATAACCAAGCTCTTTCTCAACTCTGGTTAATCTCATCAAGATACGGTCTTTCTGTGGAATTGGCAGCTTTTGAAAGCGACCACTGGACACAGGAAGCACTTGATGCTTTAATAGAAAAGTTAGAAAGACGTGGAGGTAATCCATTTAACTACGCTGAAGTTTATTTAGATATTGAAGATTTCATAGGAGACCTTCCCTATCGCAATAATCTAAAAGGTGTGGTAGATTTACGGAGTCGTGTTGCACGGTACGGCTCTTGGGGAATTGAACTAGACAACTTATAAGGGAATCATGGCATACGATAACGAACACAGGTTAGTAAGCAAAGTAATTGCGGAACGCCACATCATACCTGTACTTGAACGCGGTATTAAAGACGACTGGATTGTCGATGACGACTTACGTCGTGTCTGGAAGTTTGTGCGTGAGCACTACACCAACTACCGTGAAGTACCGACGGTAGTAACGGTTAAGGATAACTTCCCTAACTTCCAAGTCATTAAAGTAGAAGACACCATCGACTACCTGATTGACACAATGGTTGCATTCCGTCGCAACATGCTTACCCGCAATGGTCTACAAGAAGTCATGGAAAAGATGACTCTCAACGACCACGATGCGGCTTTGATGGAAATGGGTAAAACCATATCTATCGTAAATGACCAAGGAGTAATCGGTACAACTCACGTTGACCTTACTCGTGACCCAGACAAGCGTTGGGAAGAATACGAGAACGTACAGAACTCTGTTCTACTCGGTGTTCCAACAGGTTTTGCAAAAATCGACGAGGCAACAGCTGGTTTACAGGGCGGGCAGTTGATTACAGTTATTGCTCCACCTAAGACTGGTAAGTCACAGATTGCTCTACAGATGGCAATCAATGTTCACAAAGCTGGAATGGTTCCAATGTTCCAGTCCTTTGAGATGAACAACCATGAACAGTCTCAGCGTCACGATGCTATGCGTGCCAACGTCAGCAACGCTCGCCTACGCCGCGGAAAACTTCAGACCACAGAAGAAGACCGCTATCTGCAGATGCTCGACTACATGAAGCAGGCTCATCCTTTCCACCTTGTTGACGCTGTGAACGGTTTGACTATTGACTCGTTGATGGCCAAAGCAGAACAGCTGAATCCAGACATCTTGTTTGTCGACGGTGTGTATCTGATGCTTGACCAAGTTACTGGTGACGCTAACACTCCCCAGGCTTTGACTAACATCACTCGTGGTCTCAAAAGGATTGCTCAACGTCTAAACATTCCTATCGTTATTACCACTCAGACTTTGTTGTGGAAGATGAAGGGTGGCAAGGTGTCAGCAGACTCCATTGGTTACTCATCCTCATTCTTTCAGGACTCAGATGTTATTCTCGGTTTGGAACCAGTTGAAGCTGATGACAGTGTTCGTTTGTTGAAAGTTGTTCAGGCTCGTAACTGCCCACCATCCGAGACATCTATTACTTGGAACTGGGACACAGGTTGTTTCCACGACGAAGATAAGCAGGCGACTTGTAAGTACTGCACACCTTGGGGTGCTAGGTAATGCACGACGTAGTTGTTGTACTCGATGCGTTAGATATACCTTTTGAAGACCATGGTCACGAGGCCCTGGCTTTATGTCCAGGACACAAAGAGCGTACAGGTAAAGCAGA